AGAAGATATAGACTTACCAGACTGGCGGCAAGCAAGGACAACTGTAAAACGGTTGCTATTGAAGTGATTAAACATTTCCTCTTGATAAGGGTATAACTCGAACGGAACTAGACCGTCATTCAAATTAATAATTTTCAAATGATTAATAGCAAAGTGTGCAGGATCAGACATACATTTAGCATATTCAGCGACTTTTTCTTGTGTCCAATCCTCCTGTATGCCATCTTTCTTGACATGAGGATTACCAAGATAGTGAGTGTCGTGTTTAGACTTCGTTGTGTCCTGAATCGGGGAGAGCATCATCTTGAGGAGTAATATCCTTTTCGTTCACTTTTTTTAACATACGTTGAAGATCGGTTGTTGAACCGATAAACACGTTAGTAGTTTCTTGTTTTGGTAATGCTTTGACATCTTCCTTGTCTATGTCTTTCTTCTGTTTGTGAAGATTCATTAATTGTTGAGAAACGTCAGAAGTATCTTTAATAAGTTTAGCAAGAACTTCATATGCTCTAGGGTGTTCGCTTTGTTTAGCGACTTCAATCATTTCTTCTACACCGTCACGACCCTTACCGATTAAATCGTAAAGAGTTTCTCGTGCGAACTGGTAGTCATTATCTTTATCAGATTCCATCAGGGATTGTTAAAATAGTCATGAGGCACATAGGTATCACTATCTAGTATAGATGTAGATACGGTATAATCAGAATCTAAAGAAACTGGACGAGGATTAGTTTCTACTCTTACAGTCTCAAGATACTGGTCAGAGTCCGCAGAGTTAATATCCATATTGTACAAATCCATATCGATACGAGTGATAATTTTTCCTTGGTCTGGTTTTGGACCATAGAAAAATACTTTCATATCAAATGTAAGTGTATAGATAATAGTTCTGCGATCTTCCATCGCCCCTTCAAAGTTATCAGTAAATGCTACTGACTGTAATATTACAGGGACGTCTTCCTTAATATCAGGATAATCTTCAATCGGTTTAAAACTTACTGTGTATTGTGGGGTGAAATAAGGTAAAATCTGTTCCACTACTTGCAAAGCATCGTTATGCTGTTTAGCATATACATTCAACTCAAATGTAATAATATATGGCGTGCCTGTATAAAATTTAGCACCAGTTTGATCGTTGTCAACATTAGTTTTGGTAAAATAATTCATTTTAGGAAGTTGACGTTGCGGATCATAGGCAATCGACAAAACTTCAAAAGACATACGAGGCAGTTTAATTGCCAATTGTCTTTCGTTATCCTCACCCTGATTCATCTCATTGATACGTTCTAAGAACTTACGAGCAGGGGCATATGCTAGAGGAACTTTTTGCTGGGCGTAAACATTGTTCCCATCACGGCGAATCATGTATAGGTTGTTGAACATCGCACCAAATACTGCGACGCACTTCCTAACTCGCTCGTGATAAAAATGACCGCCAAACATTAACTAAAATCTCCGAATGGATTATCTTCGCTGAAATCTACAAACTCAAGCACTGATACGTCAAAGTCAGTAACATTACTACTCCAAGCAGATGATGCTCCTGTTGGGTTAATATCGCCACCTGCTGCTCCTGATTGAATCTGCTGTAGTTCCATAACTACAGTTGGAGTTACAATTGATGTTCTTGCACCAACACTATCACCATTATATATTTGGCGAGTAGTAGTAAAGGTTTTATATTCTCCAGAAGTGTTGCCCACATTAGCAAGTCGCATTACATTATCAGAATCAGACCAGTGTACGACTTCACCAGTAACAACGTAATCGTCGAATGCTTGAGTAACTCTTTCGCCTCTAGTGAATCCGTTAGAGGCAGAGTCCATAGTAAGTTGCCACTGATATGCAGCAAACTCTTCAATATCGTCAATGCCTTGATAAGTACCAGTGCCAAACCGTTCTCCACTGTACTCGAACAGTTCTACTCTCATTCTGAACACAGGGAGTTGACCTAACTGATAGAAAGGATTCTCATCCTCTACCTTCATAATTTCAAAAGTAGAACCCGATAACGGAATATGAATCAGGTCGCCTTCGCGTGGGCGATAAAATACATTTTCTTTAGTTTCTTGGTATTGACGAATTTCACTATTGAATCTTCGGCGTGCCATGACCAAAGTAGCAGCGTCACGAATCTCAACGCCAAACTTTTGAAAAAGGTCTCCTTCTCCATCGTATCCTTCTACGTTCTCAACATAGACTTCTACTTTGAATGCCCATCTAAATTCTGATAAGATATCGTCATTAAAGACCATATCCCTAGTCACAACTTCTCGGGGCAGATAATAAACATCCTGCCCGTAGAACTTGAGAGATTCTACAATCAGATTTTCGTAAAGACTTTGTTCAGATCTTACGTTGTGGCGAAAGTGTACAGAAGTTGCCATGCATCACCCCACAAAGAAGTCGGGTGGCACTTCCTGTTCGAGACGCATTCTTTCTCGAATCTTTTCTTGTTCTTCTCTGCCTTCTTCGATATAGCGAGCGCCACTGATAGTGACGCCGCCAGGAAGTTGCATACCTTCAAACTTTGACATATTTTGACCCCACTGCTCTTTAATTAGGGCAGTGGTGTAGTCTTTAATAAACATATCATTGTATACGCTGGTATGCGCTGTTGGATCAACGGTTTGATAAACTTCAAGTGCGACATATTTTCCAGCAGTTAATGTGCCATCTTCAATGTCGCTGTGCATATATAAACGATTTTGCCGACGTGCAAAAGTAATTAAAGGGAGACCATTGACTTTCATATCAATCAACTCCATGTACTGACGAATCTGATCGTAGTACGCAAGTCCACCAATACCAACATCATTTAATTGATGGTAGTCGCTCATCGCAAACTGGTAGTTGAATGAAAAGAAATTAGAACTATTAATAATAGTGCTACTAATAGGAAAAAGTTTAGTTACATACAATATATTTGTAGGTAGAGTAATATATTTGTTTGTAATGTCATCAGCAGTTAACTGATGCTCGTAATAGACGCGAATAGTTGCGTCGTGATGAAACTCCTGATACAACTGAATGGCATCATCAATCTTATCTTCTATTTGATCTTCGTCTACATTGACTTCGATAACTGGTTCGCCCAGTCGCCGAAGACAAAATTCGATCAGGTCAGCGCGAGATGAAACTACCGCCATTTTATGCTCCGTTCAGCAATGTACCAGCAGAGTCGTAAATTCCGATACCATTAAAACCATCAACTTGATCTGCGTTGAGGTTTGTTACTTTAGTTGTCGACGCGACAGTAAAAGGTGCTGTACCTGTTGTATTACTGAAGTTAACAGTTGCGCCAGAAGCAGCAGTAAGGGTAGTGCCGCTGTTAAATGTTAACGTACCGCTAGTGTATGCATCAGTAGCATCGCTTCTTAATAAAGATGCTATAGAAACTCCATCTAAAAGGTCCGCATTTAAGTTTGTTACAACTACTCCAGAAGAGACATCACTAAGATCAAAAATAGAAGCAGCGGCGATTCTAGCATCTGCTTGTGTATCATTATATCCTGGAGGAACTGAATCAAAAACAGTAGTGCCATTGGCATTAGTTTTTAAATATTGCCCAGCAGTACCATCAGCTGTAGGCAGTTTGTATAAACCTAAAACAGTTACTGAATCATCTAAAAATATTCCATTAAGGCGCACAGACATTCTTTCTGTGCCGCCAGTGTAGAATCTTAAACGATCAGAATCTCCACCAGGAGAAAGTTCAGCGATAATTTTAGTATCGCCATCAACATCTTTTACACCGCCAAGAGATGACCAAGCACCTGAGGCATAACCTTCAAATGCTCCTTGAGTAGTGTTGTATCTAAGTTGTCCATTTGATGCAGAAGGGCGATCGCCATCAGCACCCGATGGTACTTTTATCGCACCAGTAGAACTAAAAATTGTATCAGCACTAAAAGTTTTAGCACCACTAATCGTTTGAGTAGTGCCAAGAGTTACATAAGAACTTGCTAAGGATGATGAAAGATTGGCAACATCAGAATCTAATGCCTGAAAGTTTGAGTCCAACTCTTGTAAAGTTAGAGCAGAACCTTTTGTTAAACGTAGAGTGAGATCGGCCATACCATCATATCCTCAGGCAAATTAAGGGGAAGGTAATCCTTCCCCCCATGTGAAACCTTCATGTTACGAGTCCAAACTGAGAATCAGTTTGGTGCTTCGTACGTCAGTGAAGAAATACTAATTGTGTCGCCAGCACCGATAGAAGTAGATGACAAGATAATGTCGCCACCGCCACCAGTAGCAGTTACAGAACCAGTGAAGCAAGAGTCGCCGCCACCAGAGAATACAGTAAACTTAGTTACAGTACCTGCTTTGCAGTTAGTGTCGTCAGTGATTGAAGCAGCAGTAGCAATGCCACCAGTAGCAGCACCGAATGCAGTTGCACTAAAAGCAAGTGAAGCAACTACTGAATCGCTCTGGCCACCGTTCTGAAACTTAATAGTACCAGCACCGCCTACGTCAATCAGATCAACGACATAATCCGCAATACCGTTGCGAACATCAGTTGGGTGAGTAACAGCCATTTTTATCTCCTTTTAGGATGTTATTACTTTTTTTTATCCAATTCGCGCAACTTATCGTCGGCAACAAGTTTTGCGATTTGCTCTTTCGAGACTTTTGCGGTCACTTTCACCTCTTCACGAGTGCCATCCTTTCGGATAACAGTGGCAGTTCCCGTCAATTTGCCAAGACCAGTTTTAGTCTTAATACCCATTATTTATAATCCTCAATGATTTAAAAATTATTTAGTCACACTTTTAGACACAATTAATTTGCCTTCTAGTATTCTTTCAACATACGGTAATCCTGAATCAGGATCAGTATATTCAATTTCCACGTCATACACATACCTTCTCCTAGACAACGAGTCGGTCTGAGTGTTCGATAAGATTATATCTATAATCCCGTCACTAGAAGGTGAAATAACTCTGGCATCAAAAGAAACCGCCTCAGAAGAATCAGCGCCATAACTGCGATTAATTTTTCCTCTTACAGTGGTATTAGCCAAGTCCCTATAAGATGCATCTGCATTAAGAAGTCGCAAACGCCATCTAGCATCCGCTCCTTGGTCTACATATAAATCTTCGTACAGTGCCATTTGTTATTCCAACTTCTACAATATTTCTATTTATACTTCAACTTGACCAAGAGGTCGTCTTATAGTAATAGTTGATAGTGGTGGTTTCTTGATTCTAAATGCTTTAACAAGCGGGATAACTTCTGTAAGTTCTGTTCTATCGGCAATACCTGTTACATTTGCTACGCCCACTTCATCAGCAGTTAGATCTGCTTCAATACTGATAACTGTTCTCTTGGTAACAGCATTAACAGTTGAAGGTTGTGCATCTATAACTGCTACGCCATTACTGTCTGAAACACCAGTTGCTACGACTATGGTTCTTTCAGCAAGACCTGTAACAATTGAATCGGTGGTGACTAGAGCATTGCCACCTTGATCATCAATTTCGCGTTCACCAGCACCGACAACGACTGATACACCAACTTCAGCAGCAGTCAGATCTGCTTCAACTGCTACGATAATTCTTTCAGCAACACCGACGACTTGTACGTTTTGAGCAATTGCTTGTGATGGACCAGAAAGTTTAGAAGTTCTTATCGCAACACCAGAAACTGAGGATGGTCCTGCTTCAACAGATAATCCACCTTGGTCGTCGATTTCACGTTCAGCAACACCTGCTACACCAGAAGCACCAACTTCCGAAGCAGTCAAATTGCCTTCAGCAACGACAACTACACGCTCACCAACACCAACTACAGCAGACACACCTATTTCAGCAGCAGTTAGATCCGCCTCAACAGAAACAATAATTCTTTCGGCAACGCCAGAAACAATAGAATCATCAGAAACCAAGACCCCAGAACCATTGGATACGATTTCTGGTACTGCTGTTACAGTTGATTGACCTGCTTGAAGTGTTACTGCTGATCTTATCTCTCTTTCAGCAACACCAGTGACAATGTTGTTAACAGTAGGTCTTAGAGCATGAGTAGCAAGGTTATCATCAATCTCGCGTTCTGCTACACCTGCTACTCCGGAAGCACCAACTTCAGCAGCAGTTAGATCCGCCTCTATACTAAAGACTGTTCTCTTGGTGACAGCATTAACAGTAGATGGTCCAGCATTAACGTCGCCATCTATAACACCATTAACTTCTAGTTCGACGATTCTCTCAGCTACGCCAGTAACAACAGCATCAATGGTGGATAAGGTTACTGCTGATCTAATTTCACGTTCGGCGATACCAGCAACTATGTTATTGATTGTTGGTTTCAACGCATGAGTAGCAAGGTTATCATCAATCTCACGTTCTGCTACACCAGCAACTCCAGATGCACCCACCTCAGCAGCAGTTAGATCCGCCTCAACAGAAACAATAGTTCTTTCGGCAACTCCAGAAACAGTTGAAGGTTGAGCAACAGGAGTTGCATCAACATCAACAATTGATCGTTCAGCATGACCAATTACAGCAGATGCGCCTTTGAATACCGTGGGTTCAGATATAACAATTATTCTTTCGGCAACGCCAGTAACATCAGAAGCGTCGTCTATTACTAGTGCCGAGACAGTAGTATTAATTTGTCGTTCAGCGTTTCCTGTTACTGATGTTACGCCAACCTCAGCAGCAGTTAAATCGGTATCGACACCAACGATGGTTCTTTCTGCAACACCAGCAATCGTCGAAGGTTGTGAATTTAAATTTCCTTGACCATTAGCAGTTATTTCTGCTACAGCAGTAACAGTAGATGATTGAGCAGATAGAGATACTGCTGATCTAATTTCGCGTTCTGCTACGCCGGAGACATTGTTATTAATCGTTGGTTTAAACGCATGGGTTGCTAAATTATCATCAATTATGCGTGAACCGATGCCAGTATCTATGCTTGAATGTTGCGCGACGAGAGCAGTTGATACACCTACAATACTTCTTTCTACTACGCCAACCGTAGTTGCGTCTTGCGCTTGTATAGAATTTCCGCCGTTATCATCAATTATGCGTTCAACGTCACCAGCAACGCCGGAAGCACCAACTTCAGAAGCAGTTAAATCCCCGTTAGCAACTACTACTACACGTTCGCCGTTTCCAGCAACTACAACAAGTCCAACCTCAGCAGCAGTTAAATCGGTATCGACGCCAACTATGGTTCTTTCTGCAACACCAGCAACTACGTTATTAGTTGTTGGTTGTAGAACAACTGCTGATCTAATCTCACGCTCGGCAATTCCCGTTTCTATAGTTGAAGATTGAGCAGCAAGAGTTGCATCAACATCAACAATTGATCGTTCAGCAATTCCAGTTTCTATAGTTGAAGATTGAGCAGCAGGAGTTGCATCAACATCAACTATAGACCTTTCTGCAACACCAGTTTCAATACTAGAAGATTGCGCAACGAGCGCAGTGCTGACATCTACAATGATGCGCTCGGCGACACCAACTACGTCTGATGGGTCGTCTACTACAAGAGCGCTCGCCTGCGTAACAACGCTCCTTTCAGCATTACCTGTAGTTGCTACAACTCCAACTTCAGCAGCAGTAAGATCTGTATCAACGCCAACTATAATACGTTCAACAACTGAAGTTTCTATAGTTGAAGATTGAGCAGCAAGAGTTGCATCAACATCAACAATTGATCGTTCAGCAGTACCTGTTACTGCCCAACTATCTACCTGTAGAACACCAGAACCAACAATTTTATTTTCCGCAACGCCAGTAACTGTATTATTGGCACTAGGTTGTAGGTCTGCTGGACCTACTTGGTTAATTGTTCTTTCAGCGACGCCAGCAACAACATTATTTGTAGTTGGTTGTAAAGCAGCAGAAGTTAATCGTCCAATATTTGCTGTTGCAACAATATCAACGTCATCGTCATGGGTAAGAGCAGCGGTTGATACGACAACCTTACGTTCAGCATCACCAGCAACTGATATAACTTTTGCATCTAGGTCATCTAGAGTTGCTTCTAAAGCAACAATTTTGCGTTCGGATATTCCAGATACCACAGAAGATTGAGCAGCAGGAGTTCCTGTACCATTTACAGTTCTTTCAGAAACGCCAGTGATAGATGAAGATTGCGCAGCAGGAGTTGCATCTACATCAACAACAGTTCTTTCAGCGACGCCAGAAACAGAAGATATATCTGCATTTAAATCGCCATCTTCAACACCAAATATTTCAAGTTCAATAACACGCTCAGCAACACCAATGACTAGGTTATTAGAAGTTGGTTTTGGTGCACCAGAAGCTGTGATAATCCTTTCAGCAAAACTGACAACCGTGCTGCTTTGTGATTGTAGAGTGGCGCTTTCGGATACAACGATTCTTTCTGCTACGCCAGATATAGTGGCGTCTTGAGCAGATACCGCAGGTGATGTTACAAATCCTTGATTACCCGACCCAGAAACAGAAGAAGATTCTGCTGTTACTGTAATGCCGCCTTGATCATCAATTATTCTTTCAGCAACGCCAGAGACATTGTTGTTATCAGTTGGTTTTAACACACCAAAAGCAGTTCTCTTGGGTAGTGCTAAACCTGTTGTTACGTTATTATTAGTTGGTTTAAATGCAGCAGTACCAACTTGTGTAATTTCTCTTTCAGCAGCGCCAACAATTGTAGCATCTTGTGCTACTAACGATCCGGAAGAATTTCTAGTTGTGGTTCCAGATCCAGAAACAGTTGCGTTTTGTGCTTTCGGTGTACCAGTACCATTGCTGGTAATAACCGTGGTGCCAGATGCAGAAGATTCTTGAGCAGCAGGGGATGCATCAACATTAACAATGGCGCGTTCAGCAATGCCTGTAACGTCTGATGCGTCAGATACAACGAGAGCAGCAACCTCAGAGACAACTTCGCGTTCACCATTACCAGTTACGGAGGAAACGCCAATTTCATTAGCAGTTAAATCTGCTTCTAAAGAATTAGATGTTTTTACAGTTGTCCCAACTACGCTGGAATTTTGTGCCTGTAGCGTACCTGTACCAGTTTTTGTTACTTCAGCGACGCCACTTACTGATGCGTCTTGCGCAACGAGTTCAACGACGAGTCTGTGCTCGCCGCCAACATATCCTGGATCATGATATGTATCGTCTACATATGGGATAAACTGTGCTGATGATGCCAAGGGTCAACCTTCTTATAGTTGTTATAATCAGTACAACTACTATTTAGGCAGTTTCGATTTCCTCAACCACGTGTTCTGCCATTCTTTTACCTGTTTCATCACTATTGAAGACAAATGCGACAGTTGCGCGAAGGCAATTAGTTTTAGCAGCATGATATAATAATTTGTCTGGTTCGTCATATGTACCATAATAACCATATTTACATTGCCAACCTTTTACATCAGGTATTACAACGTGCTCCTTGGTTTTCGGATCAATATGTTCCCAATGCCCATCGCCTTCTGAAGACCAAGTAAAGATAATGTTGTATCCTGGTGCATTAGCATTATTATGCCACCCAATATATCCACCAGAAGGATACACCATAGATAATGCTTTTCGATGCGCACCCAAATACATGACTATGTCATCTACTATTTTTTCGCCTCTGTTACAGTACTCAACCTGCTTTACCTTATCATCATGCCTAAAAAAGTGAGCGCGCAATTCATATCCATGGGAAGCTTCTGGAAACCCAAAATGTTCTCTCCCTTTGTACATAATTTTCTTACAGTACTCTTGACTTGTATACCAATCGTCACCTACTTCCGTCATATCTCGAAGAGTAGAGATTTCATTAACATCTATTTCTTGTACTAAATCAGAAAATTTGTTAAGTAGTTCAATCAAGTCGCCGTTACGAATACTTGCAGTATTCATAGGTGCTTTAAAAAAATCCATAATATTATTCAGTCCTTACATATAACGTATAAGTTTCCACAGTAGCAGGAGTACTAGTTAGCGTTTCTCCAGTGTATTGTCCAGTATACTGATTTGTATAAAATCCAACAAAGTTGGCAGAATATGTTCGCGATCCAGAGAACCCTCTAACGCCCGCAAATGCTGCCGAGGAAGTATAATTAGCACTAGCATAATTTCTAGAACCGCCAAAAGAACGAACTCCGAGGAATCCACGAATACCAGAGTAGTTTGCTGGTGTGACTCCTAAGAAGTTAGTATCAGCGGATGCAAAACTTGCTGGTCTTACACCAGAGTAGTTTGCTGGTGTGACTCCCAAGAAATTAGTTGTGATAGCGAAAGTTGCTGGTCTTACGCCAGAATAATTTTGAGGAGTTACTCCCAAGAAATTAGTTTCAACCGAAAAGTTTGCTGGTCTTACACCAGAGTAGTTTGCTGGTGTGACTCCTAAGAAATTGGTCGAAATAGCGAAAGTTCCTGGTCTTACGCCAGAATAGTTTGCTGGTGTGACTCCTAAGAAATTGGTCGAAATAGCGAAAGTTCCTGGTCTTACGCCAGAATAGTTTGCTGGTGTGACTCCTAAGAAGTTATAGTTTCCAGCAAAGTTTCCTGCCCTTACACCAGTGTAGTTTGCTGGTGTAACTCCTAAGAAGTTAAAGTTTGCAGCAAAGTTTGCTGGTCTTGTTCCCAAATATTGCGCTGTTCTTGAGCCAGCATAATATCTTGCTCCTAAATATCCACGCGGACCAGTATAATTTCTAGTGCCAGCAAATTGCCAAGTTCTAAATCCAGCAAATAATCGCCATCCATTAAAGTTTTGAGAACCTCCAAAACTTCTATTTCCGATGAAGAAAGTTGTAATTCCTTTGGCAGGAAGATAACGCGAAAAGGCACGTGGACCAACATAACTAGCAGTACCAGCAAAAGACTGGTAAACACCAAAGTTTGCTGGCATAGGACCATTAAAGTTTTGAGAACCTCCAGCAAATGACTGTTGTGGTCCTTCCCAATAAACATTCGATGAAAAAGATTGATAGAGAGTTGTTGCAAAATAGAAACTTCTGGTTCCAGCAAAGTTTCTTGGTCCGACGTAATATACTGGTGTAGTGCCGCCAAATGCTATTGATCTGTTTCCAGCAAAGGTTCTAGGACCAACATAATATGTTGGCGTAGTTCCTCCAAAGTTTGCTGCTCTGTTTCCAGCAAAATTTCTTACGCCAGCATAGTTTGCAGGAGTAGTTCCTAGGAAATTTAATGCCCTATTTCCACCAAAATTTCTTACGCCAGCATAGTTTGCAGGAGTTGTTCCTAAGAAGTTTGCTGCTCTTGTTCCAGCAAAGGTTCGGATACCAAGATAATTTGCAGGAGTAACTCCTAAAAAGTTTGCCGATCTCGTTCCGGCGAAATTTCTTACACCAGAATAATTTTGAGGAGTTACTCCTAAAAAGTTTGCTCCTCTCGTTCCTCCAAACTGCCTTACTCCAACATAATTTTGAGGAGTTACTCCTAAAAAAGCAGCAGGAGAATTGAAAGTAGCAGGAGAGGAATAGTTCGCCGCATAATTTCTTGATCCGCTAAATGCTCTTATTCCTGTAAAATTTGCTCCAGAAGAATAAGTGGCGGCATAGTTCCTTGTTCCCAAATATTGAACATTAGAATAACCTGTGTATTGACCCGAATATTGCTGGTTCGCAGTAGTATAACGAGTGTCTAATGCAGTACCACGTGCTTCCCAAGTTCCTGTTCGCGTAGGTGCGCCTTGTGCTGAAGATCGAAGTTCGTATGTTCCGACTCCCCCATGCCTAAAATATTTTGCTGCTATTTGTCCAAAGGTAAGCGACATCTCTGCATCAGTCATCGCTTCTAAACCGCCATCGTATGACGCTAAAGGATATGTCCCATAACTTGAACGCCTGACGTGCATCGCATTACATTTCGCAGGAGCAGTAATAGTCTGTCTCTGCCAAATACTGTACTGAGTTACGTTGCCATCTGTAGTTGTATCAGTAAAAACATTAGAAAGAGTGGCAGACCAGTCTCCGCTTGGAGCAGAGGCAGCAAGTCTCTGCGATCCAGGATACTCATTTGACTGTATAATTGAC